GTTCTTCTAGTTGCTCTACTCTATTCTTTTCAAATGTTCTTAATGTTTCTATTAGTTCTTCTTCACTCATCCATTATTACCTCTCATTTTATTTTCACATAATTCATAATTTCCTATTGTTTGTAAACACTCATCCATTGTCATTGGTTTCTTTTCAGTTTTTGGTGGATATGTAAACAATGCTACAAATCCAAACATACATAATATACAACCTAGTAACCCTATTTCCATTGCTTTCTCTACCATTTTAATCTCCTTATTTTCCATTTATAATATATTATTAGAAGAATATTATGTTTCCTTTTAGCTCTATATAGTTTCCTTTTCCAAATCAATTCCTGCATCTATATCAGCTCTTAAGATTCTTACCTTTCTTTCATGATCTATATACCCTTTGTTATGTTTTAGTTTATATTGGAGTTGTCTTATTCTTAATTGATTATAAAAAGTATCATCCCAATCTTCATCTGGTCTTTTTTTTTGCACTTTTAAAACATAATCCAAATAATTACATATATCTCTTATATCATTTGTATCTAGTATTACATTAGCACTCATAATATTCTCCTTTTAGATAAATTGATATTATTTTTATCCAACCAAATCCACTTTTGAATTTTACATAATGACATAATTCTATCAAATTCATTTTCTTATGTCTTATGTGTAGTTTTTCCTTATATTTCATAATTGTTTTCAATAAATTCCTATTACTTAAATTTTTTTATGAATATTCTTTTTTTCATTTTTCTAAATTAATTATTCTAAATATAAAAATCCTGTCTTGCTTTTTGTTGATCTTCATCATCCCAACATATATAAATCATTGTTACTTGTGGACTAGAATGATTTAACATTTTTTGTAGAGTTATAATATCTTTTGTTTGTTCATAAAAAGTTCTTGCAAAACATTTTCTAAGTGAATGACATCCCACTAAATATTTGATTCCCAACTCTTTTGTATATTTTTTTATCCTATTCCATGCTTGTTGTGATGTTATTGGAATATTATGTCCTTTTCTTGATGGGAATAAATATTCTCCTTCATATAAGTTATTTCTATTGATGTAATCCATAACATCTTTAAATAATTTTGGATTCAATTCCCAATATTGTTCTTTTCTAGTTTTGTTTTCTCTGATATACATAATCCCTTTTAGAAGATTTTCATTAACCTGTAATTTAAGCAGATCATTAATTCTAAAAGCTGTATTTAATCCTAACTTTACTAGAATATAATCTCTATCATACATTTTCTTTTTAAGTTCATTAGATTCATTATCTCTTTTCTTTTGAAGCATTATCATCAAATTAGAAGCATCTTCTTTTTTTAATGGTCTAACTGTGCTTCTACCATATTTGATTGGAAAGTATCTAGACATTTAATCACTTCCTATCAATTTTAGATATTATTTCTTTTAATAAATCACTAATATTTAATCCCAAAATAAGCATAAGAATAAAATTCCCAAATAATAACATCACTATATAATCACTCATTCTTTATTGCCTCCTTTTAATTCTTGCAAATATTCTTCAAACATTTGCAAATCAAATTCATTACCTTGTAATATTCCCCTTATTCTTTTTAAATCTTGATAACCTACTGATAAGGTCTTTTCATCTTGATATAAATTTATCGCTTCTATTCCTTTATTTATGATATTATTTAATCTTTCTACTTCTTTTTTTCTATCTGTAGATAATTTAATCTGCTTTGTATATTCTCTTTTTAAATTTTGATATTTACATAAATAATCACTCATTTTTGTTGATAAAATAGTTTTTTCAGTAGTCCATTTTTCCCATTTCTTTTCTCTTTGAGATATTAATTTATTTAGTCTTTCTATTTCTTGCTTATATTGCTGTGTTTCTTCTTCTATTCTATGCTTCATATATTCTGGTGTTATTGCAGTTAATTCTGAAATCACTATTTATCACTTCCTAAACACTTGCTATAATTTTTCTTGATTCTTTTAAATACTTCTTTTGCTGATAAATAACCTGCTACTGAATCATACTTTTTTTCACTATTTGTTAAACATCCCATTATTTCTAGCAAATCCTGTTCTGATCCATATGTTGCTCTACCTTGAACAACAGATATTAATCTTTCTGGAGATTCAGCTTTTTCTTGACTAGGTTTATAGATTATTATTTGATATGAAGGATATTCTATTTTAGGATCAGCATTGAAAAAACTTCTATCATAAAATTCATATGGAATATTTTCTTTATCTAACATTACCTTTAGTTTAAATATTTCTTTATATGTAATTATCATTCTTTATCACTCCTCTGGCATTTCATAATAAATAATATTGCTATTTATTGGCTTTATTTCAAAAGGTGGTTCATTCATAATAAATTCTCCTGAATATAAATAGTTAAGTCTTTTATACTCTTTTGCCATATCATTTTTTGAGATTATGGCAGCTGTTGTAGAAACAATATATCTATTTTTGATTTTAGAAGATATTTCATCCAATACTTCTAATGCTCTTTCTTTTGTTTTATATGTTCCTAAGCATTGATATTTGTTGTTATCAAAAGCAATTATCATATTTTCTTCTATTTCTAATTCATTTACTTTTAATAATATTTCTCTATCTTGACTTCTAATCCATAATTCCATACTAATTTCCTCCTATCTTATCAATATAAAATTTTAATCCTTCATAACAATGATTATTAAACACTATGCTGTTTTTATTTAATATTTCTTCTTTTAGTTCATCTGTTAATGGATTATAAATATAATATTTGAATCCATATTCTTGGAATTGAATATAATTTTTAGTAACTTGCTTTAATCCTTCAAAATGGATGATTGTATTATTCTCACTCAATTAATATCAACTCTTTTCTATTTTTACCTTTTTTAACTCTTTTTTTATAAGTGGGAGTTAAATAGAATTTTATTGTTTTTTCTTGCACATTAAATTGTTCTGCTAATTCTTTAATTGAACCAACACCTAGACATTTTTCTCCCTTATACAATGCATACTCTTTTATTTTTTTCATTTACACTCTTTTGTTTTCTTCCTTCTCAATCATATTTAGCAATATACAAAATCTATACCAATAATGTTTAGCATTATTCTTTTGGCAATACATTCTTCTTAGATCATCTGACAATGTTTCATTTCTTTCATTAGCATCTTTCAATTCTTTTAAAGTCTTATAATATTTTCTTTTCCAATAATATCTGTTTTTATCAATTGTTAGTTCTCTATATGCTTTTTTTATTTTTCTTTTAATTTCTTTAAATTTTTCCTTCATTATTCTTCTCCAATAGTTTTAGTTTAAATAAATCTCTTTCTTGATAGTATGGGATTCCATGATATATAGGTAATATTCCTTTATGACATTGAAGTAAAATATCACATGGAGTAATATCTTCAATTATTACTAAGTCATTCTTTACTGAAAAATATAATTGGAGCTTTCCATAGCACTTTATGAACAATTCATCTATAGGAATATCTATTGAATAGATTCCATCTTTTTTTCCATATTCAGTTAAACTAGGCATTATTTCAAAAGTTAAATGTTTATATGATTTTTTAAAATACATTTTTAATCCTTTTACTTTTTTTCTATAATCATTTTCATCCAATATCACTATATTTTTCTTCAATAAATATGTATTAACCATTTATCTCTTTAACCTGTTTTATAATCATTAGTAAGTAATTATATTGCCAAACTGACATATCTCTAATATTAGTGATATTGCATACTTTTTTTATCCAATCTAATTGAATATAATATTTATTTAAAATTTCATATAATCTTTCTATTTGATCTTCATTTATTTTTTCCATAATTCCTCCTAATCAAATCTTTGAGTTAATTTATTGTAAGAATATTTAGTCATTCCTAAAGAACCATTTCTATTTTTCCCAATTAAGAAACTAATATCTACTTGATCCTTACTAATATTCTTATCTTGTAATTCATCATGCATTAATATTACTGTTGTTGCTGATTGTTCTAATTCCCCTGAATCTTTAAGTTCTGATATTTTTGGTAATTGTTTATTATCTGCACTTCTATTTAATTGACTAACTAAAAATATTGTGCAGTCATAGTCTAAACTTATTTGTCTAAGTTCTTTTACTATTTCAGTTAAATTCTCATATAAAGTAGATTCCTTTTTTGATTTAATTAATCCTACATGGTCTATAAATGCTATAGTATGTCCATTCTTGCATTCATTCATAATTTTTCTTCTAATACTTGCTACTGTCTGTCCTTGTGAATATATTTTTATTTTCTTTCTTGAAATATTTTCACAAGCATTTTTTATTATTTCTTGTTGATATTCAGTTTCTGGATTATCTAAATAATTCATGTCTATCTTAGAATTAATAGAAACTAATCTCTGATATAATTGTTTTTCAG